CGACTTTACCTGCTCCATCGTATCTGACATATAAAAAATTGTCTATACAATGGGTTCTTGAGTCTGTATAGGTGACATCATCAAGACCTTGTTCCCAAATCTCTGTTCCATTGAAATAGACCTTATCAACAGATGTACCATTGAAGAATACTTCCTTGGCTCTAACTATTTCTGTACTGTTAAACTCTAATCCCATTATGATGTCGTTATGTATAAATTACCACCACTCACCCACATCTTCGCCATACCTTTAACTGTTTGAGATGCATAAGGTGTTGAAGCTTCTACGAATGCTGTAGTAGCAATTCTTGTTGAATTGTTGCCTGTTGTTTGTGTAGGTGCGACTGGATTTCCTGTAAAAGTTGGACTTGCTAAAGGAGCTTTTGCATCTATTTGTGTTTGGATTGCTGATGTTACTCCATCAACATATCCTAATTCTGTTGCTGTAAGTGTTCCGGGTACTCCATCTAAAGTATTGAGTTCGGCAGCAGTTGCTGTGACTCCATCTAAGATATTAAGTTCTGCTGCTGTGGCTGTAACACCATCCAAAATGTTGAGTTCTGCGGCTGTTGAGGTTACTGCGACTCCACCCACTTTCCATTGAGAAGCAGTCATGTTTGGTTTTATTGCTGTTGTTCCATCCAACAAATCGTCCAGCGTATCGAGTGTCGTATTGATTTTCGCTCCCCAACTCGATTCAGATGCACCCACCTCTGGTTTAACCAAACTGAAAGTTGTCGTTGTCGTATCAGCCATTCTCTACTCCTAAAAAGTTCCTTTCCATACTCGAAGTTTATCAAATTCGCCACTAAGAATCTTTCTCTTCACGACTTGCTTACGAGCCTCTATATCACTCCATTTGATACCTGCCTCAGTACACCACATCTTGATGATGTGAATTGGTATCGAACCAACTAACCTGTTCTCCCCAGTTAGACCAACCTTTGCATTATTAAGTTGTTCTACCCTTTCAAGTGCAGGGTTGTTGTCGTATGTACTCTCGACAATTATCTTATCATTTTTTTTGTCGTGATGTACTTGTTCTTTAATCTTCATATTCTACCTTGTAGTGTGGGAGGCTTAACTCAGACCTCCCACATTAGTATTCTACCTCATTATGAAGTAGTACAGTCTACAACACCACCTGATGCTTTCTCATTTTTTGCAACGAGAGTCAACTCAGTCACAACTTGACGAGTTGTATTATCACCAGTTTTTGCCAGTTCAACATTCTTAGTTCCCCTAAGAACAGCAACTGACCACATGTCGGATTGCATAATCCAGACATCTCGACTGCGGTTCTCGCGGGACAGTACAAAATCAACTGTACCCCACGGTGTTACATATACATCTACAGCATTTACGACTGCATTAGTACCACCAACTGCTGCTCCAATAGTAGAGCGTTGGTTGTTCATACCTTCAAAGTCTAATGCCTTATTCATCTGAAATGCACTTAGATATACACTATCAGGTTTACCACCTTCTTCCCAAATAGACTGCATAACAGAATCGAAGTCTGCTTGAGTGAAGACAGTAGCTGTACCATCAGTTCTTGCTGTCGAACCAGTATTGTTGGTCGGGTCTGCTCCACCAGAACCAACATTAGCTGTGTTTGCCTTAATAAAGCAAGGAACTCCTGCTAGTTCACGAGCTGTAGTAGCGTTACCTGCTACCATTGCATTGTTGTCGAACAATGCTTTTTCTATGTCCAGCTTCTGTTCCTTGGCGATCTTGAGCGTCTGGTACGCCATCTCTGACGCCCGCCCGGCTTTGTCCAAACCCTTATCCGTGTCTGGGATAACGACCGCGTTCTTGAAAATTTGCGTGTAATTACCCAAACGTGTGGTTGCAACTCTTGCTTCAGCAGTTGTTGCGTCACCCTCAATATGTGCGTTCGCCGCACTTGCTCTGAGAGCGTCCGTTTGCCACTCGTGTAGGGTATTAGACGCAGTACCTTTCTTACAGCTAGAATAAAAAGGAGTCTCTTCTGGAGACACATCGTAGATGACGTTCTGAAGATCTTCCCTTATGCCGACAGCGTCATAACTATCGAACGTATTGCTAGGTTGAGCCATAATATTTCTCCTTTACCTATACATTAGTAATTAAACCAACAGCATCTTCGATACTGCCAGTTTCCCTTAGTTTTGCCTTTTGGCGAGAACGAATTTTGGCACTAGATGTTGCAACCTTTTTAGCTCCGGGTTTCACCATGGGTTTCGCAGACTTGGTTTTAACCTTAGCCTTTGATGTACCTGCAAGGATGCTTTGATACATCATTGCGTCATGGAGAACACGAATGGCACGATGGTCTGTAATCTGTGAAATCTCCTCTGTAGAGTAACCATAGGTAGATTTCCCAGTTTTGACCAACTGATCCTTGAGTTTTGTCGCTTTACTCTCGTTAGCGAACTCAGGAATCTCTCGTTGAAGTATTTGCATTTGTTCTTGTAGATAAGCTCTTTTGGCATTTTCTTGAGCCGCACTATTCTGTTGTGAAGCTTGTTGAAGTTGTGCCATTTGATTATCATACTCTGCCTTCTTTTCCTCGTATTCAACATTTTGTTTCATATATCCAATTGGATCAGCATCAAAAAGTTCTTTTGAGGGTTTTTCAGGCATGGATGCAATTCCTCCTTGCTGTATAGATTGATATAACTCAGCTAATTGCTGTCTTTCGTTATTCAAGGATGCATAGACATCTTCTGCCTCTTTTCTCTTGTTGGCAACATCTTGCATACCTTGTTGGATGTATTTCTGTCCACTCCAGTCTTGCTTTAAGTCATCTAAGGTTACCTGAAATTCCTGTCCATTTGCCTTGACAGTATATAAATCAGGCTCTTCTTGACTTGGCTCTTCTATAGGGTTTTCGTCATCCTCGGAGTCAGAAGCTTCAACTTCTTCCTCTTCTGCAACTTCTTCAGTTTCATCCTCAGCAGTAGCTTCTACCTCTTCAGTAGTCTCTTCTGTTTCCTGAGTTTCTAAAACTTCTTCAGTTGTCTCTTCTACTGGCTCTAGAATGCTACTTAAAGCACTATCTACATCAGTAATTTTGGTTTCAGTCGTGTCACTCACGTTGCTGTCTCCTTTTTAAGTTTACGATCGTACATTGCTTCATCTGTATAAACAGAGTCGAAGTAATCCTCGATCTTCCTTAAAGCACAAATTATGTTATGTGCTTCCTCTCGCTGTTCCTGTGTGGAATCAGCATTTACAAACACAGCGACTTGCTGATTTGTAATTTCTGTTATGACTGATTGATATGTGTCATCAGCCTGTAATGTTCGTATCTTAGCAGATTTTTCTTTAACATTCACTAGAATCTTCCTCCAGTTACTGCTTTAGCAGGTGATTCTTGAGGGTATCTAGGCTCTTGTTGTTGACCTTTGATTTTTTCAACATCAACCTTAGTTCCATACTCTCCGAGTATTTTAGCGGCATCTGTTATTAAATCCTGATCCATCTTGTCTCTCTCTCGATCATCTACTGCAATCGCCTTCTGAGCATCGATTTGAATCTTCATCATATCTGTTTGTGCTTTCTTGTCTGCCTTGTATTGTTCTGCTTGTAATAGAGCATCTGCTTCAGGTGACTGTGATTGACCTGCCTGAGCTTGTTGTTGCTGTTGTATAAGTGCTTGTTCTTGTTCCTGTGTCATAGGATTAAAGTAACGATCAGTATTTCTAACACCTGCTATTGCTAATAGATCAGCAAGTGTGTTTCTGATTCCTGTCATCGTCACTAGACCATTGGCATGTCCATAATTCGCCCATATCTGCATCTGCATCTGTAGTGCTTGGTTCAATGCGACCTGTCGTTGCTCTTCACGACCTGTGCCTATTCCAACATTGACTGATATATCCATGGATGTATTCCAAGATCGTGGATCAACAGGTATAAATTCTCCATGCAATCGCATCATAGCTTCATCATTGCTGTTTTCTACACAGAGCTGAAGCATCAGCTTAAAGAGACGTTTCATGCCACCCTCTGCGAGATTTCGAGCCATAACTTCGATCTGAGCTGATCCTTGTTGAGCTTGGAGTCTTGCCGCAGTTGCTGAAGTGTTCTGTAAGGCATCAGGATCAAGTCCTTGAGAAGCTTTTGATACTCCTGTCTTTGCTTCTACAGTCATATCCATGTATTGAATTGCATCAAGTACCTGACCTGCAACGAATGGAGTTGCTATATCTACGAGAGCCTGTGGAGACTTCATTCTTACTAATGCACCAATCTCGTTGTTCATTAGATCGTCTACATTAACCTGTCCTTGAACATAGCCTTGTCTTGGGGAGTTAGTCAAGGCTACATTGTCCATTAAACCTCTTAACATCGCTGTAGAAGAGTCTTGATCAGTCATAATGAGGTCTGCAACACTT